AAGATTTATCAAGACCAAAGATGGAATTCGCAGAGCCACTTTTACAACCTTTCAATCCTATGATGCAAAGACCTGCTGCTCCGTTTCAGATGCAAGGGCTTGGACAGCCTATGAGAGACAAAGACGGCATATTAAGAGAGCCAATGGGTTTGCGAGGTGGACCTGAAATGTTTAATATGATAGACCAGCGAATATTCAATGACGGCTTTATGCCAGAACCTGCACAATTAACAGGTGGTTTTACAAGGTCTTATGCTAATGGTGGCGATGTTGGTGACTTTAGCGACTTTGGTGGCTTTGACGATCCATCAGACCCATTTGGTGGCGATGATAACACGGATTTTTCTGATCCAGATAGTGATATGGATTACACAGACAGTTACACGGATCAAGATTTTACTGATGCAACAAATATTGGCAGTGGCGGCGATAATCAGCCAGATGCTTTTCCAACATCAAGACCAGAGATTTTAAAAGAGGCGATTGCAAGAGCTGAAAATGAGGTTTTTGGTGGCACAGCATCTGATGCTTTGGGATTTATAAACAAAGATGGTAGTTTAACAAATGCTGGTCAGAAAGAATATGACAGTTCTATTATGGCTAACTTAGATGTTCTTCAAGATGAAAGACCTTCTGATGCTGGCACACAATTAGCTAACATATTTGACAATAAAGACATATTGACAGCTTCTACTAAAAACGTGAATCCAGCAGATATTGTTCAAGCGTCTTTTAGACCTAGTTCGTTAAATTCTACATTTAGCAATAATGTTTTAGACGGTCTTGATTTAAATACAGCATTCGGAGGAAACAGAGGCGCAAAAACTGATACTGGTGTAATTGGTTCTACAGATGCAGAATTAAATGCTTTAGAAAGATCTATAGCAAACACACAAAGAGCCAATGAAATTCAGAATCAATTAGCGAATGTAAATAATCAAACTTTAGCTGATAGAGTACAGAACCAAAGAGGTTTAGGTATAGATATATCTACTATACCAGACATTTCATTAGAAAATATAATGTCAAGTAACATAAGCAAAGAAGACCCAAACAAAGCGACTGTTACGCAAAACATAAGTCCGCAGAACACCGCTGATAGAATATCTAGAAACAATAGAACTATAGATGAAATTAAAGCTGATATGGGTAGTAGAGTTCCTGACACTGCATTAGAAACTATGGCAGGTCGAGTTGGACCTACTGATACGGTATTTGATATTGATACGACAGATACAAGAAACTTTGTAGGCGATGATTTTGACACTGCACTCAATCTTGTTGATAGAAATGAAGCAGATAGGTTAGCCGCAGGACAAGCTATGGGTGTTGGCACTGCGCCTAATTTACAAAATTTAACCTCAACAGCTATGGGCAGAGGTCAAAACGTAACAAGATCAATTGCACCAGAAGATTTTGAAGAAAAAGTAGGCAGAGACTTTAATGCTAATCGTATGGCAGACATTGAGAGATTGTATGGAGAAGATGTTGGTCAAACAAAAGCTGGAAGGGGTTCAGATCCTACATTCTTTGAAGACAAAGGTTTTACTGGCACAGCAGGAGGCATATTAGACGCAATAGAGAGAAAAACCAGAGAAAACATGGCTAACGAAATAGCATTAGGCAGACCTATGGGATTAGGTGAAACATTTTTTGGATTTAACGCACCAGATTTAAGAACACAGACTATGAAAGATTACATGTCTAATGTTCAACCTAATTATGATTTTGGTGATTTTAATCAAACTTCAAAATCAATACCAGAAAAACAATTAGTTAGAAATAATAGTGGTCGTGTTATTGGTATAAGAGATGCAAGTGGTAGGTTGGTTTCTGGCATGGATCCGAATGCTCCTATGGGCAGTGATGACAATAATGAAAATCCATTAATACTTAGACCTATTGCAAAAGCAGAAGAGGAAGAGAAGGAAGAAGAAAAGTTACCAAACGTAATAGGCGGAGGAGATCCTATAACACTTCCAACTCCTAAATCTGTTGTTGTTGATTCACCATTTACAAGTAATGTCTCAGATTTTGTACCATCTACTTTTAATACAGGCGATATAAATAAATTAATCGAGATGTTAACAGGTGTTGCTGCTCCTAAATCTATGAAAAAAGGTGGGGTTGCTGGATATGCAGAAGGTGGTCGAGTTATGCAAGCATTGGATAATCTCTTAGCGACAGCATAATGGAACAGGCGTTAACAGCATCACAATTTGCAGAGTATCTTAGTGATGATGAAATTTCTAAGATTACGCCTCTTCTTGATCGTCTTAAAGTTTTAGAAGAACAAAAAACAAGTCAAGATAATTATTTAAAGTTTGTAAAGAAGATTTGGCCCAGCTTCATTGAGGGCAAGCATCACAAAATATATGCAGACAAGTTGCAAAAGGTAGCTGATGGTAAAATCAAGCGTTTAATTGTAAACATGCCACCAAGACATACGAAATCAGAGTTTGCGAGTTACTTGTTTCCAGCGTGGCTTATGGGCAGACGACCTGATCTAAAGATAATACAAGCAACGCACACGGCAGAACTTGCGGTAGGTTTTGGTCGTAAGGTCAAAAACCTTATTGATAGCGATGACTTCAGGGATATATTTCCTGATATAAAATTAGCTAGTGATGCGAAGGCATCTGGTAGATGGTCAACAAATGGTGGCGGAGAATATTACGCTGTTGGAGTTGGGGGTGCGTTAGCTGGTCGTGGTGCTGACTTATGTATCATTGATGATCCAGTATCAGAGCAAGATGCTTTGAGTCCAACAGCGTTGGACAGTATTTACGAATGGTATACGTCAGGTCCTAGACAAAGATTGCAACCAGGTGGTTCGATCATTATTGTTATGACCAGATGGGGTATTAAAGACCTAACAGCTAGAGTTATCTCTAAGCAAGCTGAAGGAGGAGCAGACAAATGGGAAGTCGTGGAGTTTCCTGCAATATTTCCAGATACAAACAATGTACTTTGGCCCGAATATTGGAGCAGAGAGGAATTAGACGGAGTAAAAGCGTCAATTCCAGTAGCCAAGTGGAATGCACAGTATATGCAAAACCCAACGGCAGAAGAAGGAGCTATAATAAAAAGGGAATGGTGGAATGTTTGGGATAATTCTGAACCACCTCCATGTTCGTATATCATACAATCATACGATACCGCTTTCAGTAAAAATGATCGTGCTGACTTTAGTGCTATTACTACTTGGGGGATATTTACACCAGTAGAAGGTGAGGGTGATGCAATTATTTTACTTGATGCAGAGAAGGGCAGATGGGATTTCCCAGAACTGAAGCAAAAGGCTTATGAACTAAATGAGTCTTACGACCCTGATATGATATTGATAGAGCAAAAAGCTAGTGGTACGCCTTTAACACAGGAGCTTAGACGTATGGGCATTCCTGTTACACCCTTTACACCGAGCAAAGGTGCTGATAAGTTTGCAAGGATGAATGCTTGCGCACCAGTATTTGAAAGTGGTATGGTATGGAGACCAGACGCTAATTTTGCGGAGGAAGTCGTTGAAGAATGTGCGAGTTTTCCACATGGAGACCATGATGACTTGGCAGATTCGATGACACAGGCTATACTAAGATTCAGACAAGGTGGTTTTATATCCACACCTGACGATGAAGAATTTGAACCAGGATATAGAAGAAAAATGGAGTATTACTAATGGCTGGAGATTTACAAAGTAATTTAAAAAAAGGTCTTAAAGATCTAATGGCTAAAAAGAATGTAACCATAAAGAAAAAATTATCAAAAAAACCTATTGATGTGACAAACAAAAAAGGCATGGAAAAAGCCATAAGAGAAATATCTGGAATGGAAATGGGTGGCGAAGTTATGGACACAACCAAGTCTATGCCCGTTGGTATGATGGACGGTGGTAAAGTCAAGCCTATGAAGATGAACATGGGTGGTGTAGTACCAGGCAGAGGTGGAAAGTTCAAAGGAGTTAGATAGTGGCAAAGCTCAAAGGTAAAAGAATAGCAGGAGAGCCTGGAACTATAGAATATGGTGGTCACAAGATATATAATAATAAAGGCGAAGGCGGTGCAAATTATTTAATATATGCTCCAGGTCGAATTGGTCCTGATGATGGTGCTAATACATTAAGTGATGCAAAAGCTATTGTTGATATATATTTAGGTCAGAAGATGGGTAAAAGATTTGGTGGTGCTGTAAAGAAAATGAATATGGGTGGTGTCATCAAAGGTCGTGGTGGTAGCTTTAAGGGGATTAGATAGTGTCAGACGAAGCCGACAGAATCAGAACTTACCAAGAATTAGCAAGGCGTGGTCAAGCTGTGCCTGGTAAGAACTTTGGAACTGGCATTACTCCTAAAACAAAAAAGATAGAGCCAAAAGTAAAGGAGATAAATCCTGGCAAGAATGTTCAACTTAAATTGTTAAGATTAGGTGGTAATGTGAGTAAAAGCAAAAATCCATTAGCTGGTTTAAAGATGGCTACTAATATAGCGAATCAAGAAAGTAAGGATTTGGCTAAGTTAAAAAAAATAGCTAAAAAACCTCGTAAGATTAAAATGAAAAGACCTACTAACTTAGATATAAAAAACGCATCTATCACTAAACCAACGACAATGGGTATAAACAAGGCAACAATATTTAAAGCAAAAAACGGTGGCGAAGTTATAAACATGACTAGATCAATTATAATTAATCCAAAGACAGGAGAGTAATATGAGTAAAAATTTAAAAGCAGATAAAACAGAAATTTTGAATGAAGATTTTAGTAAAAATGTTGCTAAAACAAATGAAAAAAATAAAAAACTCATAGGTAATCAAAAGAAACTAGATAAAAATAAAGATGGTGTAATATCTGGCAAAGATTTTAAAATGATGGAATATGGTGGTAAAGTTCAAAAGATGAAGTATGGTGGTGTCGCAAAAGGTGGCAAAATGGGCTGTCGTGGTATGGGTGCAGCAATCAAAGGTGGCGGATTTTCTATTAGATAGGATTTGAAATGGCAATCGAAAATATAAATGGTATCGCAGATGCGGTAGCTCCAGAATTAGAAGCTAATTTAGTCAAACTACCACCAGAGGCTTTGGTAGAAGGTGTTACAGAATTAGATGATGGATCGGCTATTGTTGGTGAAATGGAGATGGAAGCAGAAGCTCCTATTGCCATTCCTTTCGATGCAAACCTAGCCGAACATATTGATGAAGATGTTTTGTCAGAAATATCTAATGAAATTATACGCAACATAGAAGATGACACTAATTCAAGAAGCGATTGGGAAGAACAATATAAAGGCGGACTAGAACTTCTTGGTATGAGTTACGAAGATAGATCCGAGCCTTTCGAGGGAGCATCTGGAATAGTACATCCACTACTAGCTGAATCCGTTACACAGTTTCAGGCACAGGCATATCGTGAAATGCTACCCGCTGGAGGACCAGTTAAGACTTCAATCATTGGAGCAGAAACTCCAGAAGTAACAGCTCAAGCAGAGCGTGTTAAAAATTATATGAATTACCAAATAACTTATGAGATGGAAGAATATGATCCTGAATTAGATCAAATGTTATTTTATCTTCCAATTGTAGGTTCAGCATTTAAAAAAGTTTACTTTGATCCAACAATGCAAAGAGCCGTCAGTAAGTTTGTGCATTCTGAGGACTTAATCGTTCCTTACAGTGCAACAGACCTAGCAACTGCGACAAGAATAACTCACTGCATTCGTATGGATAAAAACGAAATTAAAAAATTACAATTATCAGGATTTTACAGAGATATAGACCTTCCTAGTTCTGGCGCTGATTCAGACACTATGAACGAAGTGAAGGATACAATTAACGAGATAGAAGGTATTACAAGTAGCTCTTCACAGAATGAAGAGATGATGGTTTATGAAGTTCACACAGATTTAGATATTGAAGGATTTGAAGATATT